CGACGACAGCAAGACGCCCAACGGATAGTTGACCTGCGCCGCAGGCGTCAGGTCCAACGCAGGGTTGGACCGGCGCCGCGCGCGTCGCAAACCGGTTTGGCTGCCCAGCAGGCCGGGGCGCCGCCACAGTGCACGCCATGCCCCGGCCGCTGCCCCTCATCGCCCTGCTCGCCGCCACCATGCCGGTGGCCGCGGACGGCACCGCGCAGCTGCTGCCTGTGGGCGAATTCACGGCGCGTGACGGGCGGCCCGGCAACGGCCTGACCTGGAAGATCACCGATGCACAGGGGCGGCTGCTCGCCGAGCGGCTGAACCTGGTCGCGTCGCTGACGCCCATCGTCTACGACTACGACCACGCGACGATGACGACGCGCGGCACCGGCAACCTGGCGCCCGCTGCAGGCTGGATCAAGAGCGTGAGCTGGGTCGAAGGCCAGGGCCTCATGGCCAAGGTCGAGTGGACCGAGCGCGCCAGGAAGCTGATCGAGGCCAAGGAATACCGCTACTCGAGCCCCGTCATCGAATACGACGAGGACACCGGCGAGGTCACCGGCGTGCTGATGGCCTCCCTCGTCAACTACCCCGCGCTGCTGGGCATGGACGCCGTGCAGGCGGCCCTGTCCGGGTTCGCTTCCTCGTCAACCAAGCCGCCCGGCCGCGAGGCCGGCACCCACGGAGACCCCGCCATGTCCAAGACCATCGCCCTTGCCGCGCTGCTGCCGCTGATCGGCCTGGGCGCCAGCGCCACCGAAGACGAAGCCGTGGCCCGCGTCACCGCCCTGCAGGGCGAGCTCGAGCAGCTGCGCAAGCGCCCGCTGCTCACCGAGGCGCTGGCCACCGCGCTGGGCGTGGCGGCGACCGCCGACGAGGCCGCCGCGCTGAGCGCCGTGGCCACGCTCAAGACGGCCGCCGGCGGCGCCGGCGACGCGGTGCGGCAGCTCACGGCCCTGCAGGGCGAGCTCGCCACGCTGCAGGGCGAGCTGGCCCAGATGCGCACCGCGCAGGCCGAGACCGAGATCGCGCGCCTGGTCGACGACGCCATCGCCGCCGGCAAGTTCGCGAACGCGCAGCGCGACCAGCTGCTGGCCACCGGCCGCAAGGACCGCGCGCTGCTGCAGGGCCTGATCGCCAGCGCCGTGCCCATCGCGGCACTGGCCGGCACCAACCTGCAGGCCACCCGCGCCGCGGCCGCCGCGGCCGCCGGCGGCGCCGCCCCGCAGATGACGCCCGAGGCGCGCCAGATCGCCGCGCTGATGGGCATCACCGAGGCCGAGTACCTGAAGTTCAAGGCCGACCAGGCCAAGGCCCAGGGCGCCACCGCCTGACCGGGCCGCGCCGACGCAACGCCAACCCCCGCACCGGAGCCTCACATGGCCGCCACCAAAGACATCAACACCCGCCAGGTCGCGGGCCTGCGCCGCGCCTTCCCGGTGGCGGCCAGCACCCTCATCCATGCCGGCACCATCGCCTGCCTCAACGCCAGCGGCCTGCTCACCAAGGGCGCCGTCAGCACCACGCTGAAGGCCGTGGGCGTGGCGCCCAGGCGCATCGACAACGCCAGCGGTGCGGCCAGCGCCATCCGCGGCGAGGTCGAGACCGGCGTCTTCGGCCCCTTCAAGAACAGCGCCGCCGGCGACGAGATCGTGCTGGCCGACGTCAACGCCAACTGCTTCATCGTGGACGACGAGACGGTGGCCAAGACCAACGGCACCAACACCCGCAGCGTGGCCGGCGTCGTGTGGGACGTCACCGCCGAGGGCGTCTGGGTCAAGTTCAACTGACCGCCCGCACCCACACCCAGCACACCGACCGGAGAGCCCCATGCTGATCAACTCCACCAACCTGCGCGAGCTGGACACCCAGGTGCAGCTCCTCTTCAACCGCGGGCTGCAGCGCACGGTGACGCCGTGGCAGAGCATCGCCCTGCAGTCCAGCAGCAACGCGGCGGAGAACCTGTACCCGCTGTTCAAGGAGCTGGGCGGCATCCGCGAGTGGCTGGGCGACCGCGTGGTCCAGAACGTGGAGCGCGATGGCTTCCGGCTGGTCAACCGCGACTGGGAGGCCACCTGGGGCATCGACCGCAACCACATTCTGGACGACAGCTTCGGCACCCTGGCGCCGATGTTCGAGATGGCCGGCCAGGAGGTGGCCAGCTTCCCCAGCGAGAAGGCCTACGGCCTGCTGCGCGTCGGCCACGAGACGCTGGGCCCGGACGGCCAGTTCTTCTTCGACACCGACCACCCGCTGGCCAGCGGCGTGGGCAGCAACGACATGGGCGGCACCACGCTGCCCGTGGAGCAGGCCTGGTACCTCATCGACGAGAGCCGCGTGTTCAAGCCGGTGATCTACCAGCTGCGCCAGTCCTTCAACCTGGTGCGCATGTTCAACCCGGACGACCACAACGTCTTCTTCCTCAAGAAGTACATCTGGGGCGTGGACGGCCGCGCGGCCTTCGGCTTCAGCCCCTTCTGGCAGCTGGCCATGCGCAGCCGCCAGGCGCTGGACGAGACCAACGTCAAGGCCGCGATGGTGGCCATGAACAAGCAGCGCAACCACCAGGGCAAGCCCATCGGCGCGTCCGCGACCACCATCGTGGTGCACCCCGAGCAGGGCGAGCTGGCGCGCGACCTGTTCAGCCGCGAGCTCATCGCCAGCGGCGGCGCGGGCGTGACCAACACCCTGCGCAACCGCCTGCGCGTGGTGGTGGCGCACGAGCTGCTGTGACCCGCCGCTGAACCCCGAGGAGACCTGAACATGGCCAAGAACCCGCAGACCCCCTCCGGCAAGGCTGCAGCGCTGCGCGTGGTGAGCAAGAGCCCGATGGGCGCCTTCCGCCGCGCGGGCTACACCTTCACCGCCGAGCCCACGGTCATCCCGCTGGCCGAGCTGAGCGCCGAGCAGGTGCGGGCCATCAGGGCGACGGCGCTGCTGGACGTGACCGAGACCGAGATCGAGCCGGCCAAGGCCGAGGGCTGACCGCACAACCCACGCGGAAGGCAGGGGCCCGCAAGGGCCCGTGAGTGTCCCCGCCGGCCAGGTGCCGGCGGGGCTCTCCGAAGAGCCAACGCACCCACCGCCACCCCACCATGAGCGCCACGCCCTACACCGAGCCGCAGGCGCTCGTCGACGCCTTCGGCGAAGCCGAGCTGGTGGAGCTGACCGACCGCGCCACCCCGCGCGCGAACGAGGTGGACTTCGTGGTGGCCCAGCAGGCGTGCGACCGCGCCACCGCGGAGATCAACGCCGCGCTGGCCGGCCGCTACAGCCTGCCGCTGCAGACGGTGCCCGAGCTGCTGCGCTACCTGGCGCTGGACCTGGCGCGCTTCTACCTCTACGACCGCGAGCCGCCGAAGATCGTGCAGGCGCGCTTCGACGCGGCGCGCGAGACGCTGCGCGAGCTGGGCACCGGGCGCAAGCACCTGGGCGCGGACGCGGCCGGCACCAGCGTGGCCGAGCGCCCGCAGGACCTGGCCGTGCTGAACGCCGGCGCGAAGGACTTCGCACGGGGGGCCTGGTGACGTGGAGCACCGACGCGCTGTGGCTGGGCCCGGCGATCGCCGCGCGGCTGCGCGAACAGCTGCCGGCGCTGCGCACGGCCGAGGTGATGGACGACCTGACCCCGGACGCCTACCCGAAGCAGCTGCCCGCCGCGGTGGCCATGCTGCAGGACCTGCGCCCGCAGGGCAGCGACGGCCGGGTGAGCACGGCCCTGGTGGAGGCCGACTGGCTGGCCGTGCTGGTGGTGGACAGCCGCCGCGCGGACCGCGACGCGCAGCGCGCGGCCGCCGGCCCGCTGATCAGCCAGGCGGTGCGCGCGCTGCACGGCTGGACGCCGCCCGGCTGCGCGCGGCCCATGAGCTGGGTGCCCGGCGCGCCGCGGCCCTACTTCACGCGCAACTTCACGGCCTACCCGCTGCTGCTGCGCACCGCCTTCACCACGCGCAGCGAGCCCGGCCTTCCCGCGCTGACCTGACCTGAAACCTTCTTTCGCACGGAGCAACCCATGAGCGAAGTCGTCACCAAGAGCTATGTCGGCATCGGCCGCGTGTGGGTGCGCCCCTTCGGCGTGACCGTGCCTTCCGTGCCGGCGCGCCGGCACGTGGGCAACGTGAGCGGGCTGGTGCTGCGCCACACCCTGGACATCCAGCGCCAGCCGGACTTCACCCGCCCGGGCGGCGGCACGGCCATCCGCCGCGAGCGGATCGAGGCGGTGGAGGCCAGCATGACCTGGCTGCACTTCAGCCCCGAGAACTGGGCCGTGGCGATGGCCGCCACGCTGCACGACGTGGCCGCCGGCACTGGCGTGGTGGAGGTGGTGAAGGCGCACCGGGGCAGCATCAGCGAGCTGGCGAACCTGCCCACCAGCATCACCAGCGTGACCGACGGCGCCACGCCCACGCCGGTGACCTTCACCGCGGGCGACGACTACGAGCTCAGCGCGGCGGGCGTCTACATCCCGACCGGCAGCGCCATCCCGGACGGCAGCGACATCACCGTCACGTACAGCCACGCCGCGCAGAAGCGGCTGGAGGGCAGCATGGGCACGGCCACGGTGCTGGACGTGCTGTTCGAGGGCCTGAACGACGCCGACACGCAGAAGCCCGTGGTGCTGAACCTGTGGCGCATGAGCGTGCCGCCGGCCGAAGAGCTGAACCTGATCGGCCTGGAACTGGGCGAGATGCAGCTCAGCGCCGAGCTGCTGAAGGACCCCAGCAAGGGCGCGAACGTGAGCGCGTTCTACCGCGCCCGCATGCTGCCCTGACGCGCGCCGCCGCGCGCGCATAGCCTCCCGCACTGCTCATGGCCACCGGCGGCGTGCGGGAGGTTGGCGTCCGCATCAAGGTCGGTGCCACCGGCCTGGAGGAAGCCACCAGGCTAAGCCGGAGCCTGAAGGACCTGGGCGTCGACGCCGAGGCGCTGGACAAGCGCGCCGGCGAGCTCTCGGCGGAACTGACCAGGCTGGGCCAGCAGCAGGCGCTGATCGACGGCTTCAAGCGCAAGAAGGCGGCCACCGAGGAGGCCGCCAAGGCGCTGCAGCAGGCGCAGGAAGCCGCCCAGAAGCTGGGCCGCGAGTTCGGGGCCACCGAGGAGCCCACCAAGCGCCAGGAGCAGGCCCTGGCCAGGGCGCGCGCCGAGGTCACGAAGGCCAAGACGGCCTACCAGGAAAGCGGACTGGCGCTGCAGACGGCCAGAAAGGGGCTTTCCGACGCCGGCATCGGCAGCGACGAGCTGGCGGCCGCACAGGTGCGGGTGCGCAAGCAGACGACCGAGACGCAGCAGGCCGTCGCCGAGCTGACCAACCGCTACCGCGCCGCGGAGGGCCAGGCCAAGCTCAGCGCGCAGCAGCAGGCGCAGCTGGCCCGCGCCACAACCGAGGCAGGCAGCGCCAGCACGCGCGCTGCGAACGAGCAGGCGGCCGCCGGCCAGAAGGTGGCCGGCAGCCTGGAGGGTGTGCAGCAGCGCCTGAGCGCCATCGGCAAGCTGGCGGTGGGCGGCGTGCTGGGTGCGGGCAGTCTGAATTTCCTGCGCGGCGTCACGGCCACCGCCGACGCCTTCAACAACCTGCGCGCGCGCATGCAGCTCGTCACCGGCGAGGGGCCGGCGCTGGATGCGGCACTGCTGTCGGTGCAGGAGATCGCGCTGCGCACGGGTGCGAGCCTGGAGAACACGGGTACCCTGTTCACGCGCGTGCTCTCCGCCGGCCGCGAGATGGGCCTGGCGCAGGCCGACGCGCTGCGCCTGACCGAGAGCATCAATCAGGCGGTGGCCATCAGCGGCGCCAGCGCGGCCGCCTCCGACGCGGCCATCACGCAGCTGATCCAGGGCCTGCAGAGCGGTGTGCTGCGGGGCGAGGAGTTCAACAGCGTCGTCGAGCAGAGCCCGCGGCTCGCGCAGGCGCTGGCCGACGGCATGGGCGTGGCGCGCAGCGAGCTGCGCGGCCTGGCCCAGGACGGGAAGATCAGCGCCGAGACCGTGATCCAGGCGCTGCAGTCGCAGGCCGACGTGCTGGAGCGCGAGTTCGGCCAGCTGCCGCAGACCGTGGGCCGCGCGGTGGAGAACCTGAACACCGCCTGGTCGGTGTTCGTGGGCAACCTGGACCGCACGACCGGCTTCACCTCGGCGGTGGCCAGCGGCATAGGCTTCATCGCCGACAACCTGGACGAGCTGGCGGCGGTGGCCGGCCGTGCCGGCGCCGTGATCGTGGCGGCGCTGGCCGTCAAGGCGGCCGGGGCCCTGCGCGACCTGGCCACCCAGGCGCTGGCCAGCGCGAGCAGCTTCGGCGTGCTGCTGACCAGCATCGAGAAGATCCCGCGCACGGTGAACATCGCGATCGCGGTGACGGGCTTCGAGGTCGGCTTCCAGATCGGCCAGATGCTGCGGGAGAACAGCGCGCTGGCCAGGCAGCTGGGCGTGGCGGTGACGGAGTTCTTCACCAACATCGTCCGCGACCTGCAGTTCGTGGTGGAGGCCGGCCGGGCCATCTTCACCGACGACACCATCGGGGCCGCGTTCGAGCGGCTCAAGCAGCGCGCGGCGGAGCAGCAGGCCATCTTCGCGGACCTGTACGCCGACGCCCGCCGGGCGCCGCAGGCGGTGGCGCAGGCGGCCGCCGGCGCCGAGCAGAGCCTGGGTGCGCTGGGCGCCCAGGCCCAGGGCGTGGGCCTGCAGCTCGGCCGGGCCGGCGCTGCCGGTGCCGCCGGAGTGCAGCAGCTTGGCCAGGCGGCCGACACCGCGGCCGGCGCGCTGGCGGCGCTGGTCGCCGGCGCCACGGCGGCGCTGCCCAAGGTGGGCGAGACGGCTGCGGCGCAGGCCCGCGAGCTGGCCAGGCTGGCGGAGGGAAGCGAGGAAGTGCGCCGCCGGCTGGCGGACGGCATCCCGGCGGCGCTGGAGAAGCTCAACGGCACCCAGCTCGTGGAGTTCCGCGCGGAACTCGAGCGCGCGCTGCAGGGGTCCGCAAAGGGCGCGGAGGTGCTGCAGGCCGCCTTGCAGGAGGTGGGTCGTCGCGCCGCGCAGGCGCTGGGCGTGGATCTGGCAGGAGCCAGCGCCACGGTGACCCGGCAGTTCGCGCAGCAGATGGATGCGCTGTCAGCGCTGATACGGGCCCTGCCCGTGCTCGAGCGCACCGGCGTCGACACCGCCCGCGTGGTGGCCGACGCGCTGGCCAAGATGGTGGACGGCGCCAGGAGCCAGGCCGAGCTGGACGCACTGCGCACGCGCATCGAGGCGCTGGGCAAGGCCGGAGAGCTGAGCCGCGAGCAGGTCGTGCGGCTCATGGACACCATCACCGCCAAGGCGGCCGAGGCGGCCAGCAGCGTGAGCCTCATCGACGAGGCGCTCAAGACATTCGGCATCACGACCCAGGCCGAGCTGAAGAAGACGGCCGACAACTTCAAGCAGGCCTGGGACCGCATCCGGGAGAACTCCACCGTCACGCTGGACCAGAAGCGCCAGGCCTTCGTGCAGTACGCGAACGCCGCGATCGCGGCCAACGGCGGCGTGATCGACAGCCAGATCCGCAGCCAGGCGCAGGCCTTCAAGCTGGCCGTGGAGGTGGACAAGACCGGCAAGGCGGTCGTCAGGGCGATGGGCGAGGGCGCCTTGGCCAGCGACCAGCTGAGCGGGGGCTTTCGCACCGCGGCCGAACAGGCACGCAAGCTGGGGGCCGAGGTGGCGACCCTTACAAGCCAGGTTGGCAACCTCACCGCTGGCTGGGAAAAGGCCCTGCGCGCGCGCAACGCCGCCGTGCAGAGCACGCTCACCTGGGAAGGCCGCGACGCCGCCGGCAACCTGGACCGCACCTTCGTGGGCAGTAGCGGCGGCAGCACCTTCACTCCGCCCCCGGACAACAGCGGCGACTGGGTGTGGATGGCCACCGCCGCCAGGCCGGGCGGCGAGTGGGTGCTGACGCCGGAGGCGAGCGCGCGGCGGTTTGCCGACCAGGAGCAGGCGCGCGGCCTGGTGCCGGTGCGCGACCCGTCAGGCTCCGTGCGCTATGTGCAGCCCAGCGGTGCACCTTCCACCGGCGCACCGTCGGCGGCCGCACCGGCCTCTGCGCCCGTGCCTGCCCCTGCGCCTGCACCGCAGCCCAGTGCAGCGCCGGCGCCGACGAGCGTGGTGGAGATCCGCTTCACGCGCGGCGACGGCAGCTACGTGCCAGCGGTCGTGAGTTCGCAGCAGGCGGCCGACGAGCTGGCCGCGCTGTTGCGCGAAGAGATGGAGCGCCGGGGCGGATGAGCACGACCACCATCACCGTCGGCGCCACCGTGCTGACCCTGGACCACCCGCTGCTGTGGGAGGACGAATTCGGCTGGGAGCCCGTGGTCCAGACGCGCCGCACCACGGTGACCGGCGCGCAGAACGTTCAGGCGCAGGCGATGCTGGCCGGCCGGCCGGTGACGCTGGCCAGCGGCGGCTGGGTGCGCCGCAGCCAGCTGCTGCAGCTGCAGGCCTGGCGCGAGCAGCCCGGCCTGGTGCTGCAGGTGAGCCCGCGCGGCGGCACGCCGATGTCGGTGACGTGGGACACCAAGGGCGGCGCGCTGCAGGCCGACATGGTGCAGCCCTGGGCCTTCCCTGAAGACGGCGAGCTGTACCGCGTGCGGCTGCGCTTCTTCACCGTCTGACCACCAAAGACTAGACCACTGCCATGCCCATCACCCAAGACGACATCCGGTTCCGCGCCAGCCAGCGCATGACCGACTTCGACGACGGCGGCGGCCGCATGAGCGACGTGGTCATCGTCGACGGCCAGGACAACAACGTCTTCGACGACGTGACGGACCTGGAGTACCTCACCGGCAAGCTGAGCCTGCGCAAGATCTTCGGCGCCGCGCTCAACGCCGACCAGGCCGCCTACCTGAGCGCGCACGTGCTGCTGGACGACGAGCCCGACTATGCGCCGGTCAGCGCGTTCGTCTTCGCGCACGGCGGGGTGACGGGCGAGCGGTCGGCTGCGCTGGCGGCGCTGCGCAACACCTCGTCGGCCCTGTCTGCGGCGGTCTATGGCGCCATCGGCGGCACCGCGTCTTCCAGCAGCGCCGTCATCACCGGCTTCACGATCAGCGACACCGGGCTGCTGGACAGCGGGATCGGCCAGTGGTTCCTGCTGCAGCACACCGATGCCGGCAACGATCGGGTGGCGCTGCGCCGGCTGATCTCGCGCGACACCAACGACCTGACGTTCAACGCTGCCCCGCCGTGGTCCGGCACCACGGCAGTCAGCCGGGTCAACCAGTTTCCGAACGCCACCGCCGACAGCCGGGTGTACGGGCTGGCCGTGCTGCCTTCCGGCGCGGCCGAGGACGACACCAGCGTCACCGCCACCTCGCTGCTGGTGCGGGTGGCGCCGCTGCCGGACGGCGGCATCGCAGGCCCCGGCGCGGTGACACTGCCTGGCTTCGGCCTGCTCGCACCCTACGACGTCTCGGCCGGCTTTGTGCCGGTCTTCCTGCCCGGCGACCTGCTCCTGGTGCACCACACCGACCCGGAAGCGCCGCAGACCGTCAGCAACGCGCAGACGGTGGACGTGGGCCGGACCAACCTGGCGCGGCTGCGCGTCATCGGCAACAACGGAACCGAGCATGCGCGCTACGTTGCCGGCCAGCCCGACCCCGCGGTGCCGGGCATCAGCTGCGACCTGGCCGCCGGCACCGTGACCTTCAGCGACGTGAGCGGGCTCAGCCAGCCGGTGACGATCGAGCACCGCATCGAAGAGATGGCGGTCGCGTCCTCCGTCAACCTGGGTACGGGCGTGGTGGGCCTCAACCGCGGCCTGGGCCGCACGTACCCGGCTGGCACGAAGATCAGCAGCATCCTGATGCTGGGCGACCTGCAGGGCCGGCCCACCAACGTGGCCTTCGCGCAGCAGGCGTGGACGGGCGTCTGGTCCGACAGCCGCATCGGCGGCGAGCCGCTGGCGGACTTCAACATCGCCGGCCACCCGATCCAGTGCACCAACGCCGGCGCGGTGACCGAGCGCTGGGCACTGATCTTCACGAACACCACCAGCTTCCGCATCGTCGGCGAGCAGCTCGGCGAGGTGGGCACCGGCACCACCGGCGCCGACTGCGAGCCCCTGAACCCGGCCACCGGCGAGCCCTACTTCAGCGTGGCCGCGGCGGGCTGGGGCGGTGGCTGGTCCAACGGCAACGTGCTGCGCTTCAACACCGCCGGGGCCAACGCGCCGGTGTGGATCGGCCGCTGCGTGGCGCCCGCGGCGCCTGGCGGCGACGACTCCGTCACGCCGCAGCTGCGCGGCTTCGTCAACACCTGAAAGCCTGACCCATCATGGCCATCGACGTCCTCCTGTACCACTCCGGCATGTCCGGCGCGCCCGGCGCGAACCTCCGCGTGGCCGGCGGCCTGACGGATCTGCTCAACGCCTGCCTGGTGGACGGGTTCAATGTCCGCGACATCACCGGCATCGTGCGCAGCGGCACCACCGCGACGGCCACGATCGACGGCAGCAACCCGTGGCAGATCGGCGGCGTGATCGAGCTCGCCGGGGCCGACCAGGCGGCGTACAACGGCCGCCAGCGCGTGACCGCGCGCACCGACAGCACGGTGAGCTTCGAGGTCAGCGGCAGCCCCGCCACGCCCGCCACCGGCACGATCACCGCGAAGATGCCCGGCGCCGGCTGGACGAAGAACGTGCTGGGCACCAATCGGGTGGCCTACCGCTCCATCGTGCCGGGCAGCGAAGGGCACTGGCTGCAGGTGGAGGACGACAACCCCTACGCCGACAGCAACGTGGGCGCGCGCACGCGCATGGCGGTCAACCTGACCGGGCTGGACACCGCGGACCAGCTGGGGGAGCAGTGCCGCATCCAGAAGGGCAGCAGCACCGGCTGGGTGCTGGTGGCGGACGGGCGCAGCTGCTACATCGTCATGTCGGCCTCGGACACCTTCATGTTCGGCGAGGCGCAGCCGTACCTGTCCGGGGATCAGTACGCCTTCTTTCAAAGCCGCGGAGAGAATGCTTCGGCGTCGGCAAGCGTCTTCGGCACCACTGCGGTGACGGGGCGCGTGTTCCCCGCCATCATGTACGCGAACGCTGACTCTTCGGTCAACCGGGGCGCCAGCTGGCTGCGGGGCTCATCGCAGATCGGGGCGCACGTCGAGGGCACGCCAGTATTCCCCACGGTGACCTACGTCTCTTCCGCCACGATGACGATCGACCGCTGGCAGTCGCTGGTGAACCCGCCAGTCGTGGACGACTCGATTGCCGTCGCGCCGCTGGTCATGACCGAGTTCAACGGCACCGCGTACCGCCTGCGCGGCGTGGCGCGCGGCGCGTACCTCCCCGCGACGCGGCTGCTGTCCGACAGCTTCGTCAACAACATCCAGATGCTCGACGACGTCACCATCAACGGCGACGTGCGGCGCCTGGCGGTGTGCCGCTTCAGCGCCTCCGGCCTCGCGCAGATCGCCTTCGACGTGGGCGACAGCTGGGACGACTGATCCATGCCGCAACCCTCGTTCCCGTTCGGCGACCTGCTCGTGCAGCGCCTGGCCGGCCGCAATCGTGCGCTGGGCCCCGCCCCGAACCGTGTGGTTCGGCAGGTCTTGCAGGCCGCTCCCCGGCTCATGCGCGGCCGCTTCGGCTTCGCTGGGCAGGTGGACGTCATCACCACGCCGGCGCCCGACCGCGTGGTGCGGCTTTACGACCGGGCCAGCGGGCGCCTGGTGCGCGAGACGCGCACCTCGCTGGCCGGGCTGTATGCGTTCCCGGACCTGACCGACACGCGGCTGTACTACGTGGTCGCGCTGGACAACCTGCCCAACCCGGAGTCGGCCGCGATCGCCGACGCCGTGACCCCCACCTGACGAAGACCGACGTGTGGCCACTGTCGTCAACCTCCTGTTGGGCAGCGGCGGGGCGTATACGCCGCCGCCCGCCGACGCCATCCACCTCGTGCTGGGTGGGGGAGGCTTCATCGCCCCGGGCACGCCGCTGGGCAGCACCGTCGCCGCGCGCTGGGGAGTCGCCAGCGCTGCGCGCGCCGGCCATGCCGTGCTGCCGTGGGCCGATGCCGCCGAGGCGGGCAGTGGCTTCGCCGGCGCGGGGTGGGGCCGCAACATCAACACGCGGGGCAACGGCCCGCGCCTGCCGTGGGGCGACGCCAGCCCCGCACGTCGTGCGCCGCGGCTGCCCTGGGGCGCTGCGCAGCCCGCGCTGGCGGGGCCACGACTGCCGTGGCAGCGCGGCGAGGGCGCGCAGCAATGGGCCCGGCTGCCTTGGCAGCGTGGTGGCAGCGCGCACCGCCAGGCCCGCCTGCCTTGGCAGCGCGCCGGTGCCGCGACCCGCACCGCGCGGCTGCCGTGGGGCGCTGCGCTGCTGGTCATCGCCCCCAACCGGCCCCTCCCGCGCCCGCCGGCGCTGCGCCCGCCCAGCGGCGTGGTGCGGTGGGTCAACCTGCGCATCTGCGGGCCGCTGGACCCCTTCCGGCTGCATTTGCGGCTGGGCGTGGACCACTGCCTGCCGCTCGTGCGCGCCACGCGCGGCGTAATCCTGCCGGCGACGACCTACATGCAAGTTCACGACATCCAGTTTGTCCGCCTCGCGGGGCCGCTGCCGCTGGACGTGTGGGACTGGTCGTTCGATGCCTCGGACGCGAGCTTCGGCCGGACCCTCCAGTTCACCGGCCCGGTGGAGCTGATGACGCAGCTGGCGCCGGTGGCGGGCGTGCCCGCACAGGTGCGGCTGACGCTGGACGGGCTGCAATTCGACTTCGTGGTGCAAAAGCTCCGGCGCAACCGCGCGTTCGCCAATACGAGCTGCACCGTCACTGCGCGCAGCGCCGGCGTGCTGCTCGGCGACCGCCGCCAGGCGCAGCGCGCTTGGCTCAACACCGTGCCGATGACGGCGCAGCAGATCGTGGAGGACGTGCTGCAGTTCACCGGCGTGGGCCTGGATTGGCGCGTCGACGACTGGCTGGTGCCGGCCGGGGTGTGGAGCTTCACCGGGACGCCCCTGGCCGCCGTGCGACGTGTGGCGGACGCCATCGGCGCGGTCCTGGCCAGCCCGCGCACCGGGGACCAGCTGATCGTCGCGCCGCTGTACCCGCTGCTGCCCTGGGAATGGTCAGCAGCGACGCCCGACGTGGTGGTGGCGCTGGACGCCGTCGAGGTCGAGGGGATGGAGGAAGACGAGAGCCCCCCATACGAGGGCGTGTACCTGAGCGGACAACAGCAGGGCGTGCTCGCGCTGGTGAAGCGGCAGGGCACTGCGCCGGACCCCGACCTGATGCTGCCGCTGGTGACCGATCCGCTGCTCACCGATCTGGAGGCCAGCCGGCAGCGCGGCGAGAGCCTGCTGGGCGCGGCAGGGAAGCGGGCGACGATGACACTGCGGATGATCGTGGCCACCGGGCCAGGCGAGCCGGGCGTCATCGACCCGCTGGAGCTGGTGGAGGTGCCCGACCCGGCCGGCGCCTGGAGGGGCCTGGTGCGGGCCGTGCGGGTGGAAGGCAACGGCGGCGACGTGATGCAGACCCTGACGGTGGAGCGGCACCTGTGAGTCGGCTGCTCGAGAACCTGCGGGTGCTGGTGCCGCAGCCGGCCGTGCTGATCGCCGAGGTGCTGGCGGTGCACTCCGACAACACGTCGACCGTGGAGTTTCCCGACGGCAGCCAGCAGCGCGTGCGCGGCACCATCGTGGCAGTGGGGCAACCCGCCTTCGTCAGGGCGGGGATCATCGAAGGGCTGGCCCCCTCATTGGTGGCCTTCACGATCGAGATCTGAGGTGCTACCGTGCAGCGGCACCGACAGACGCCCGACAAGCCATTCTGGAGGCACTCGGCCATGATGACCCTGACCACCGGCCCCGCCGGCAAGCACGCGCGCTGGCTGCGAGCCATCGCGCTGGCGTTGCTGGCCCTTCTGCTGGCCGACCTGACCGGCGCGCAGGAGATCTACCGCTGCCCCAGCGCCAGCGGCGTCGCGGTCTTCCAGCAGATGCCCTGCACCGGCGGCCAGCTGGTCGAGGTGGGCACGCTCAACGTCATCCAGAGCCAGATGCCCAGCCCTGAGGTGATGCGCGACATGCACGTTCGCCGCGCCATCGCCCGCGGCGAGCTGGTGGCGGGCATGACGGAGCAGGAGGTCCGCCAGGTGATGGGCACCCCCAGCGCGGTCAACCGCAGCGCCAGCGTGCACGGATCGCGCGACCAGCTGGTGTACCGGGGCGCCGACGGCTCGCGGCGCTACGTCTACCTGCGCGACGGCGGCCTGGAGGCGGTCAGCAGCCACCACCGCGACCGCCCCCGCAGGCGCCACGACCGCCACCGCTGACAGTCCGCCGCCGGGCGGCTTTTCCTACTGCGCAATTTTTGATCGCACCGCGAAAGTCGCGGGGCGCTTCAAATATCTCAGGGAATCGGCCGACTTTTCTCGCGGCGCTTCACCACGCGCCCGCGCGGCCGTCGGGCGACGGGGTTCAGCGCGCCGTCGCGACCGGCCGCCG